ATACGGAGTATGCGGGGCAGTAGGAGGTTCTAGTGAGGTTCACGCTGGAATCTTGCAGGGTAACGCACGTACCCTGAAGGGGCAGTTTGTTGATGGGGGAGACTCAGATGTTGAAGCTTTACATAGCAGCAGGGTTATGTTAGGGCCGAACGTTGGAGGATCCATCAATGTGCTTTCGGAAGGTGTGCTTCCACGTTACAGGCGTCTCATTGCGGCATGGTTTGGCCACCATGCTGGAGAAGCCACAGGAGTAGTTGACGCTCCTGTTAGCGCAACCAACGTCATGGCAACACTTGATTACACCAATCTGATCGAAGAGCTCAGCTTTGGCAGTGCATCTAGTGTTGCAGAGGACAGCGTTAAGTCCATGGGTATTGCTAGCCTGGTCGACGGAAATAGCAGTAGTGTTGCGAGAACACCGGTTTCTTTTACCATTGAGAAACCGCAACAAGGATGCGGATTGATTGGGGCTATAATCAGTTCGATATTACCACGCTCTGAACCAATTATTGAGGGTGTTGTTTCTGCAATCATCGATGGGGAGATTGATGTGGAAACCGATGTTGATAAAAATGGAGCTGCTATCCCGCTTAGCAGCGGTTCTGACCAGTATGTCTCGGTACAACCTCTAGGTAAGAGGAGAAGACGTCCAATCAGAATCCCAGTGCTTGCTGGGGAGGTGTCTGCAATGCTGCGCTTACGACACGGATATTTACAGGAGACAGCTGATAACGCTCTACTTATCCGACAAGATGCAGCAAACCGGGTGCAGGCTCTGAGGCGTGAAGGGGACCCAATGTTCGTTAATCTGAGAAACAGAGACCTGTTATTATTGGTCGAATATTCGAGTAGAATGTATTGGTGTCCTAGCGCTGATGAGATGGATATGTTAGAAGTAATGAACATGCCGTCAATCACCCAGCGCCGGAAGGACTGGGGCTCACTTTCGAGCCCCCGTCCTTTCAGCAACTAAGGAGGCTTGGGCTTAATGCATGGAACAACTACCAGTTCTACGATAAATGACAAACAGATAGCACAGTTTGTTAATTGCAAGGGTAGTGGAAATCAGTTCCAAGTAATTAAGTCCAGGCAGGCGGAGCGGCAGAAGGCCGCTCGGACCTATTACCGAGTGCGTAGAGGTAATGGTCCACATTGGGATATGCCCAATAATGATATTGATTGTGTTTCACATGCAGTCCTAGAGAGAGTGTTCTTTGTCAAGAACAAGGATGGAGAGTTCGTAACAGCACCTAAACCATGGGACATGGAGTGTTTCCCAGACGAACCTGATCTCAAGAATAGACAGAGAAAAGCACGAGAGTATGTGAAAACGACAACGTCCAGCTTCCGCAGAGAAATGAGTAAGTTGGCTAACAGTTATGGCAAGGTCAGCCCGATAACCGATGAAGAATTCATTGAGTGTTACGGTGGGGCTAAGCGTAAATGTTACCAAGCTGCGGTTGACTCGTTAAAAGACACACCTTTAACTGAGCGGGATTGTCGGGTGAGCACGTTTACAAAAGCGGAGTATAAGAAGCCTGGAGGGGCTCCACGTTGTATACAACCGCGTTCACCACGTTACAATGTCAAATTGGGTAGATATCTAAAGAAGATTGAACATATAATATTTGAAGCAATCGACGAAATTTTCGACTCCAGCGGACAGCATAAGACTGTCGCTAAAGGATTGAATATGGTACAGAGAGGACAAGTGATTCACGATATGTGGGATACATTTGTGGATCCAGTGGCCATAGGAGTCGACGCATCAAGATTTGATCAACACATCAATCGATTACTGCTAGAACTAGAGCAAGAGATTATATTGATGTGGAGCACAGGCGAAGGAACACCCGGCGACGATTTGCCATCATTAAGATGGTTACTGTCAAAGCAACTTGTCAATAAAGGCATGTACAGAGGGGTGGACGGCAAGGTCAAATATACGGTGCAGGGAGCTAGAATGAGTGGAGATATGAATACAAGCTTAGGTAACGTTATAGTTATGTGTACCCTGATGCACAGCTACTTTAAATCGGTAGGGCTATTGGGGCATGTCAAGTTATTTAACGATGGAGATGATTGCGTGATTATTCTTGAACGTAAAAACAAGAATAAGTTCGTCAGCAACCTCCAAGGTTGGTTTAGACGCGTCGGGATTACAATGGAGTTTGACGGAATTTACTCCAAGCTCGAAGAAGTCGAGTTCTGTCAATCACGTCCCGTACACACTACAAGAGGATGGACTTTAGTACCTCGTCCATCCAAGAGGCTATACTCTGACTTAATTTCTGATAAACCTATTCACAGTAGGAAGGTTTTCAATAAGTGGTTAGGAGCTGTCGCAGGATGTGGATTAGCCACTTGTAGCGGTGTACCTATATTTGATGCGTACTATTCCTGGATTGCACGGACTGCCACTCCGTGGATACCTAGAGAGGGCGATCAGTATTACAAATTTACCACTCAACGAGCGTTCGGATTGGAGATGAAATCGCTGCCAGTACCATGGTCAGCTAGAATATCTTTCTATTTCGCCTTTGATATTTCACCAGCAGAACAAATCGCTGTAGAGAAGTATTATGGAAATCTGAATCTCGTTACACATGATAAAGGTATGGTGGAAACACATACCTTCTTAGACCCCATACAAAATTTAGTCGCCCCGGAACAAAAGCCGATTCCGGGGCTTTAATTGCCTCTGAGAGGAAGACGTGTTAGAGTACGCTCGACCGCGCCCGCTAGGAGTAGAAATTACCTTTCTGAATGACGGACGAGTGAGTCAATGTGTCCTTAGACTCACTAGGAACGCTTTAAGGTAAGTGGGAGGTCCATAGAGACCAGGTTGGTAGTTCAAGTGCCCGCATTAAGGGATGAGAATCCCCAGTAAGTTTGAACTACAGGGCAACAGGAGAATTCGGGCTGAAGCACCCTTCCTCTCTTAAAATATCGCTTTACTAACAATAACAATAATAACCGCAGCACTCCGCGGCAAGGGGTGCAAAATAAGAAGAAAAGTAAGACAATTTCTAACACGAAACAGACGTACAATACGAAACCAAAGGTGTCAGGTACAAACGGCAATTTGGTCATCACTCATCGCGAATATGTTAATGCTATTAGCCTCGATAATTCGAGGCTTGAACGTAAAAGTTTATTCGCTTATACGGATGACAAACCTAATAGATATAGCATCAATCCCGGTGATGGCTCTACATTTCCTTGGTTGTCTGGTCTCGCTGCGAGATTTGAGAAATACAGATTTCGTAGCCTTAACGTATCATACAAACCGTCCTGTCCCACCACAACTCAAGGTGGTATTACGCTTGCTGCTGTTTACGACGCTGCTGATCCTATTCCCACAAATAGAGCCAGTTTATTTAATGCTGAAAGCTGCGTTAGAGCTGGTATCTATGATGATGTGAGT